ATGTAGGTATTGATGCCATAAACTCGGTGAGCTTTTCGAATTGAGATGTTGTGAGAGATTCAATGAATGCTCTTACTTCTTCCCTTGATTCATCGGCAATCGCAATTCTTTCTTCTTCTGTTTCGACTGCATCTAAACAGGCAATCATTAGTTCGAGTGCAAGTTCAGTTGCTGTAGTGTCTTCGGCCAACATCTTTTCATTACGAAGATAATAATCATAGTTTGGATACTTCAAGCTTACTGACATTTCATCTGTAAGTTTTACAGTCATGTCAATCTTAGGCGTATTCACTTTGATATCATCTAGGTTTACACTTACTTCGTTTTGTGTTTCACACTGATGACAAGGTAGAACAATAGTAGACGTTTCGCCCACAGCCTTAGTGCGAATCTGTGTAAAAATATAATCTACATCAAATGTTGCCAGTTTCTTTACATCAACATCAGGCACGCATGTTGTAATGGTGTCTAATATTGACGTCATAATGTTTTTACGATCTTGAGATTCTAATGCCATCAAAAGAATCTTCTGCTCTTTCACTAGAAAAGGTCTATACATTACCGTTTGTCCGGTAGAAGGTATAGTCATCTCATATCGCGGTTCTTCATTTAGTCTTGGTAAAGCCATAATTTACTCCTATAATAATCCAGATAATCCACCTATGCCCGCACTCACTGAAAAAATCCCTTGCGTATCGTTGATTGGTCTCCATTTTGTGTAAGTAAACGTTGCTGTTACTTGCACAAGACCATCGAGTTCGTTAGATAATTCAATTGAACTTACGTTTGTCGGGAACGCGTCTTCAAGCAGACATGAATATATTGTTCCTTGACCGATGCCAATATCAATATTGACCGGTCCTAAATTAAATCCTTTATTGATAAGTGGTTTACGAAGCTGGTGTATCTTAACAGGTTTTGCATAGTTACTCTTATAGAAGGCAACATTGGCATCATCTGCTATAGTTGAATCGTACCAAGAATCAAAATATTTTTTTACGCCATAATCGTTTAGACAATAGAAAGTCATGGCGACTGGTTCGACATCGTAGCCGTATGCTATCTTCTGATTTTCCATAGCAATACGTCTGTCGAGTGTATATATGTTTCTACCCGGCAATGTGGCCTGTGAACAAAGTATGTTCATATCCTGACCGTTCATGGCTCGAGTAAGCTGTGCTAAAAATCCACCTGTTGTTGAGAATGTAGTAGGTAACTCAACCATAAACTGATTCGACTGTGCAAATCCAAGTTTAGATGATGCAAGGGATTTTATTTGATCGATACTGGCCATTAGATCATCTTCCTAGAATCTGAATATACCTTACGAGTTCCGACCTTGGCAAAGTCTTGTGTCGGTAGGAATGTTGCAATTTCCCACTCAGGTGCTTCAACACGTGCAAGCCTTGACTTGACGTGTGCAAAAAGATAATGCTTAATGCATGGTTTATAATAACGAAGCTTTGATACACTTTGCAGCACTTTATAACTTAATTGAAATCTCGTTGTCTCATCATATTTGTTATTATTAGTGATATCCATAAGTGCATCAAGCATTTTAGCTCTGAGTAATGGTGGAAGATAATGTAGATTCAAACCCATAAACCCACCAGGTGCACCGCCGACAATCACTACAAGAGGAAATCTATCGTAATACGGTAATGTGTCTTTATGCTTTGGATCATAGAAGAACATGTTCATAGATCCAATAAGTGGCTGAGATTTATTTACAAGTTTAACCTCATCTGACTGCATTAACTGTCTACGATTTACACGTCCCATACTTTGTAGTTTAGTACGAAACCAATTACGAGACTGGTCTGTGCGAGGGCTAATGCCTGCACGGAATGCCTGCTGAGATACCTTTTGAAATAAATTACTCATAATGGTATTTATATCAAGTTTTGATCAGTTTATAGAATTGAGCGTGATTCTGTTGATGCATAATGTAGACATTATCTTTACCGATTTGTTCATTCATGGCTTCTGTGAGCCTTGCTTCCCTTTGTTTTTCATTATTTTTTAATTTAGTGGTATGGTATTCTACGTATATTTCATTAATCATTTTAAGTTTATCTGTCCTGATAAGATGATCGATTACGTCGTATTCGCCGCCTTCAATATCCATAGAAACAATAATATAATCGTCCTCACTAAATTGATCTAAAAATTCTGCAAAGTCGACTACATCAACCGTAACAGTGGTACCTCTCATGTATGAAGTTTTGTCTGATCTAAGGGAGCCAGATACTGTTTGTTTGCCTTCGTAAAAAGTCATTTTGCCGTTGCGATCGGCCACGCCAGCTTCTATAAGCTCTATATTATCAAGCCAACCTTCGGGCTTTTGTGTCTTTAAAAATTTAAGACAGTCAGGAGCAGGCTCAAACCCAATGATTCTCCACTCTTCTTCATTGTACATTTTTCTGAACATATTAATGTCAGATCCTTTATTTACTCCACAATCTATGTAAATATTCATTTTTTACGTTTTCTCCTAAAAGGTTTAAGTGGTTTTAGCGGTTTGAGTTTTTTCATAATGCCCATAGTGTGTAGAGTTTCTTCTGTCCAGATCTGAAATTCCCATCCACGGTCTTTTGCATATTCATTTGCAGCTTCCCATTTATTCATATTCTTGACATATGTCATTGCTTCACCGATATATCGTTTCGATTTATCAGGCCGTTTTGGTGGAGCTGTCTCTTTATTTGGTTTAATCTCTACAAGTATTGTTTTGCCGTCGTTAAATGCAATCTTGAGATCGACATAGTAACGATGCATTCTTTTATCGATATCCCATTTATAAGGTACTACAACTTCTTCCGAAGACCAATGCTTGATATTCGGATTTGCGTCGCACCATATAAAACAAGCCTTCTCCCATGATGATCGGTATGTTACTTTATCTGGATCACCTTGGTACTTGTTGATGTTCTTTACTTTATATCTGCCTGAATATGCCATAGAAACTATATAAATACTATTACGAATTTTTATTTATAGAGGATATTATGCCGATAAATTTAGGAAGCAATAAAGGTGGGTTCAAGACTGATGCCAGCGGAAAGCTAATCCCAAATCCCAGTGAGAGGGCCGGCCCAGTTCCTCTGAATAGTAGTCAGAATTATCAGGGATTAGATCAAGTAAAATCAGCAGTAAGTAATAACATCGCAAGAAAAAACCAAGGTGCGTCATTACTTAGATATCCACTTGAACGGCAGAATCAATATCCTGCAACAATTATTTTTGAGCCATATATTGTCGACTCATATAAAGTGTCCGGCGAAGGTTTAAAAAACCTAATGGACAAGTCCACCGTTGCAAAGTTTGTAAGAGCACAAACTATAAACGAAGGCGAGACTACGTCAGATACTGCAAGGCTGGCATCAGTCGATACTTCTAATTTAGCAGGCATATCAACAGCAAGTGAGACTGTAAACCCTGATTATGCAGCAGAACTAGAACGCCAAAAACAAGAAGACATTTTAGCTCAAAGAAATGCAGAAATTGATGAACACCAAAACTCTATGGGCAACAAGCTCACAGATTTAAGAGCATATAGAGATGCTTCAGCACCTGCAATTGCATTATATCTTCCACCTAGTTTGCAATATACTGACGCCGTTAATTATAATAATATGGAATTAGGTGCAGGCGGCCTTACAGCTTTAGCAGGAATTAATCAAAGAAGAGGCATTGTTAGTTCTTTAGGTAGAGGATTATCAGAAGGCGTAGAGAGTATATTTAATCTTGCACGAGGAACTCTACGTGCAGAAGCTGCTCAAGTAGCTTCAGCCAGAGCTGCTAATTTTATACCCGGTGATAAATTTACTGGAGCAGCCAGAATAGGATTACAAACAGGATTAAATCCAGGAACTCGAGTTTTATTTGATAAACCTAGCGTACGTAATTTTGTATTTTCATTTAAACTTATTGCAACGTCGCCACAAGAGGCTGAACAAATTGAACAAATTGTAAAACAGTTTCGCTTTCAAATGTATCCACGAGAAATTGATATTAATGATATTCCGATTGGTTACGAGTTCCCAAACGTGTATCGCATCAGCTTTAAGTTTGGCGAAAGCGGTGCTTCACCTCATATTCCAAGATTGCAATACTGCTATTTGCAAACAGTTAATACGACTTATAATGGGCAAGCAGACGTGTTCTACGGGGATGGACATCCTACCGAAGTTGATATTTCACTAAACTTTACAGAATATCGTCCATTAACAAAGCGTGATGTAGAGGCAGGATTCTAATGAGATATTTCGAAAATTTTAAAAAAGTAAACTACACATATGGGGACGAGCACGAAAAGATTGGTGGTGCACGTCGTCATATCGAACTTGTGCAGGACATATCTCAATATGTAGATATCGTGGATCAAGTGAGAGAAGCTGCACATTTCTATGAATACTATAATATTATTGAGAATGAAAGACCTGACCAGGTATCGCAGGCACTCTATGGAACACC